TGAGCAACTGGCTGAACTGCCCGACAGTGCTGTTCAGAAGATCATGGGCGGTATCGAGCTTCGTAAGCAGGCGTCGGACTGGCTGAGCAAGACCACCGCCAAGGCTGCAGACGAAGAGAAACAGGCGCTCAAGGATCAACTGGCTCAGTTGCAGGCGCAGGTTGCACAGATGCTCCAAGCGCAGGCTCATGTGCCGGAAGCAGTTCCTCAACCTGACGCAAAGGTGCCTCCGGTGCCGATGCCTAAGAAAGGGTAATCATGGCTGACGAAAGCAAAGACCCGTGGAAGCACCGTTCAACAGGGATGCGGTGCAAGACATGTTGCTGGTTTGTTGAAAAGGCCGGGCAAGAGTCCGAAAATGGGCAGCTTCCTGTTCGTATCGTGGGGCGTTGTCGTCGGCATGCTCCTACAATGAACGGCTACCCTGTTGTCTGGAATGACGACTGGTGCGGTGACCACAAGCTCGACGAAACGAAGGTGTAATCATGGCTGGCGAAAAGAGTGTTCTGTGGGTAGTACAGCAAGCCTGCTCGGAAATGGGTCTTCCCACTCCGCAGACTCTTTTCGCCACTCAAGACGAGATTGTGCGTCAGTTGGTTGCGTTGTTGAATCGCGTTGGGTACGAGCTGGTTCAGGGTTACCCGTGGGAACAGTTGGACAAGCAGTTTATCATCGAAACAGTCGAGGGGAAGGACGAATACGACCTCCCATCTGACTGGTCGTACTTCCTCGATCAAACCCAATGGGATCGCACTAACCATTGGCCCTTGCTCGGCCCCAAGACGCCGCAAGAATGGCAGTGGTTGAAGGGTGGCTTGTTGTCTTCTGGTCCTCGTCTGCGTTACCGGGTCTGGAAGGGCAAGTTCAACTTGTTCCCGACCCCGTCTGCCGTCAATACCCCATCGCCGAACACCAACACGGGCGTCTTTGCCCCTTGGACGCTGGCGATGGAGTACATCAGCAATAACTGGCTTGCTTCGGCAGATGTCGCCAATACGACCTACTCGGAAGTGCAGGCAGAAACCAACATTGTGCTACTCGATCCTTGGATCGTAGTGTCTTACCTCAAGCTTAAGTTCCGCGAGGCAAAGGGCTTGGACACGACCGCTTTCAAGAATGACTTCGTGCAACTGTTTGAGTCCCGCATCGGGAAGAACAAGGGCGCGATGATCCTCACGCTGGCGCCGCGTGCGCGCACCATGCTGATCGGGGTGAATAACATCCCTGATGGTAGCTGGAATGTGTCTAATGGAATTGGTAGCTGATGCAAGTCCAAGGCATTCCGCAGCACTCCAAGCTGCTTACCCGTCCGGCACCTGTCAGGGGCATCAATGCCTACGACGCACTCGGGTTCATGCCCGAGGGGTTCGCGCTCGTCCTGCGGAACCTGTACGCGCAGCCCTACGGTTGCCAAGTGCGTCGCGGCTACGTGCGTCACGCGACTGGTATCCTCGGGGAAGTCGAGACCGTGTTTTCCCATAATACGCTCGTTCCCAAGCTGTACTGCTTTGCCGATGATGCCGGTACAGGGTCGATCTACGACATTACTGCGGCTAACACTTTCAACCCACCCGCCGAATTAACTGGCTTTGCAAATGCTCGCTGGCAATTCACGAATTTCCCAAATGCCGCCGGGGTGCATGGTGTGGGCGTCAATGGGGCAGATGACCTGCTCTGGATTAAGCCGGACGGAACGATTACCTCGGTTAGTCCGGGTGATGGCACTGGCAACACTATTGGCGGCGTCGATCCAACCAAGTTGATTCATGTCTACCCGCACCAGAAACGGTTGTGGTTTGTCGAGAAAGACAGCACGAACGGGTGGTACCTGCCGCCCGACCAGATCACAGGTGTTGCCAAACAATTCGACTTCGGCCCTAACTGGTCGCGCGGTGGCTACTTGACGCAGATCATCACTTGGACGATTGATGACGGCAACGGCGCGGATGACCACATCGCAGCCATTTCCTCGGAGGGGGAAGTTAGCATCTATCAGGGGATCGACCCGGACAACATAGACACGTGGAACCTACAGGGCGTCTACTTTGCCGGGGCACCCTTGGGTCGTCGTTCTGCCTGCCGGTACGGTGGCGACATCCTTATCCTGACCCAGTTCGGCGTTGTTCAACTGTCGAACCTGCTCAAGTCGACCAAGGTGAATCCGACCGAGGGCGACCAGAGCAAGTACATTCAACAGTTGGTGAGCAACGCTGCCACGATGCACAAGGACAAGTTCGGCTGGCAGCCGTTCGTATTCCCCGGCGCGAACATGGTCATGGTCAACGTGCCGACCACGGATACTCGGTCGTTCCAGCTTGTCATGAATGACATCACGAAGTCATGGAGCGAGTTCCTTGGCTACGAGGCAAACTGCTGGGAACTTCACCAACAGTTGCCGTTCTATGGCAGTTTCGGCGCCGTCTATCGGGCATGGGAACAGACCACGGATGACGCGGTAGTGTCCAATGCGGGTGTAGTGACGCTCGGCAAGGAAATTCGGTGGGAGGCACAGACCACATTTAGCTTCTTCAATGAAGGCCCGATCCAGAAACAATTCCACTTGGTTCGCCCTGTCATCGTGTCGCAGGGGCAGTTCCGCATTTCCTACGCTGTCAATGTGAACTACTCATTCAATGCTCCGTTGGGCGCTGCCAGCTTTGACCCCTACGTGCCCGGCAAGTGGGACGAAGGACTGTGGGACACGGCGGTGTGGGCAGGCGGTCTGCGGACTTACATGGACTGGCTTGGCGCTGAAGGCTTGGGTGTCAATGCCAGCTTGCGATTGCTGGGCACTTCGGCTTCCGAAACTTACTGGGCCAATACAGATTGGCTTTACGAGCCGGGAGGCGTACTGTGATCTCAACCGACATCAAGCTGATTGCTCCGTGGGTCATGGAAAAGACCAGTTGTTCCATCGCGTCTGACTGTACGGCACTTGGGCAGATGCTTGGGGATAAACTGGTAGCGGGCATAATGTATGAGCACTTTACTGGGTATTCGGTGGTCGCCACCATCGCTGTCGAAGGTGGCCACGCGATGTCCAAAGAGTTCGTGCGGGCAATCTTCGACTATCCCTTCCGTCAGATGGGAGCGGAACAGATGGTCGCGTTCATTTCTGAGGACAACGAGCGTAGCATTCGTCTTGTCGAGAAAATGGGCTTTCGGGAACAGGCACGAATCCCCGGCGTATTTCCTGAAGACATGATTGTGTTTATTTTGAAGCGCGAGAATTGTCGCTTCTTGGAGAGCGAAAATGGGTAAGAAAAAAGCAAGTATGCCGACCTATGACATGAGTGCTGCAACGGGCATGCAGCAGGCGGCAAACCAGAAAGCCTATGACACAACCATGCAGGGGATTCGCTCCAACCAGAGCAATCCAATGGGGTCGCTCACATGGCAGCAAGACCCGACTACCGGACAATGGACGCAGACTGTTGATTTCAACCAGCCGCAACAGGACATCTTCAACCAGCAGCAGGCGAACCAGCAACAGATCGCCAACATGGGCAGCGGTATGCTCGGCGGGCTGGACACGTCGCAGATTGATTTCTCCGGTGCTCCGGGAATGGGTCAAGTCGGCCAGTTCAACCAGCAGGCGACCGACCTCTACAATCAGCTTGCACAGCCGCAGCTTGACCGACAAGCCAATGCGCAACGCGCCCGTGCCGCCGCGATGGGTATTCCCGAGTTTGGCAGTCAAGCCGGTACGACCATGAATCAACAGTTGGCTGATGCCGCTGCGCGCTCGGCCATGATGGGCGCACAGGCAGGCATTCAGCAGGGCAACACGATGTTCGGTCAGCAGAACCAACTGCACCAACAAGGGATTCAAGACATTCTGCAACAACGCACTGCCAATCTAGGACAACTGTCGGGGTTGATGGGTCTTGGTCAGAATATGACTACCCCGCAGTTTGCGGGCTACCAGTCAGCACAAATGCAGGTGCCCGATTACATGCAGGCATACAATCAGCAGTACCAGTCTCAGGTCAATGCCGCCAACGCGAAGAACGCTTCTAAGGGCGGCTTGCTCGGCACTATCGGCGGCATCGCGGGGTCGTTCCTCGGCGGCCCTGCTGGCGGTGCAATCGGCTCGGGTCTGATGGGCATGTTCGGCGGCGGTGGTGGTTCCCAAGCAGGAATGGTCAATAATCTTCCCGATTACTATCTGAGGTAATCATGGCAAATAACAGTATTCTCCCTATCCTCGATTCTGATGCCGAAGACATCAAGAACCAGCTGATTTATGCGGACGCACTTCGCAAGAAGTCGCTGGACACTGGTGGGCAGACTGTTGGTGGAATCTACGTCGCCAAAAATCCGTGGCAGAACTTCCTTGAAGGATTCGCCGGCTCTGGTATTGGGCAATATCAGCGTGGTCGTCAAGCTGACTTGGAACAGCGTCAGAACCAAGAACGGCAGGACTGGCTCGGTCAGATGCCTTCCGCCACTGAAACGCGCGATATTCAACAGGCGAGTCCCGAGCAGGCATTCGGCCCCACGCAGGCGGCTATCGTGCCTACCGAGGTTCGCAAGAGTCCCCGTGCGCTGCAACAGGCGATGACCGCTTGGGGGATGAACGCGCCGCGCGGGATGGAGGGCGTGCAGAATTACGCACTGCAACAGGCGATGCTCGCTCCCGAGAAGCAGGCAGAAGCCGAGCAGCGGGCTGCCGATCGTATGCAGGAACTCCAGATAAAGATGACGGAGAACCGCGCCACGCAACAGGAAAGGCTGGAGTTCCAAGAGCGAATGGCGAAGATGCAGCTGGAAGGTAGGAAGGACATGGCACATCTTGCTGCCTCCTTGCGTCCAGCTCCCGCCCCGCACACGAGCATTGCGTATAGCCCGGATGGAAAAGGCTACCTTGTGGATATGCGCACTGGCACGCAGACTCCGCTTGAAAGCATTGG